ACTTACGACTACATCTTTATATTTAGAAAACATGCTATCTCTTAAATAACGTGGAGCATTTTTATCACCGGGATGTCCTCTGATAATAATTTTCATATCAGTGTGTTTTCTAAGTTCGATAATACAGTTGATTGCCCATTGCATTACTGAACTGTTGCCCATACTCCAACCGCCGTCACGCTGGCAACACAGTACAATATGCTTGCCTTTGTGTTTCATATCACCCAGCTGTATATTACAGTCACGACTAATTTGTTCCCAACGTTTTGGATTAATACGATCGTCGCAGTAATTACCAGTAGTAGGAAAGATTCCGCTTATACTGTAACGAAGATAGTGATGCGGCTTATTGGTTGCATTAGCATACAAAAATAAATTACTGTCAGCAGTGATTACATGTTTGTTACGAATGCGATCAATAAGCTGTTGACGAAGTGCTAGGTGCGGTGCTGTCTTGCCTCGCTCATGCTGCCAGCCTTGTATAATTGCTACATCACAAGGCAAAGGCTCAAATCCTCGATGGATTAATCCCTTGTCGCCGTTGCGTGTTACTCCGTTAGCAAAGTTGGTTAATAGATTTAACTTTTCTTCGTTTTTGTTTTTAGGAGGAATAGTGCTAATATAGCTAATTACTTTCATTGACTATTCGCCAAGCAGTACCGTTACGTAATTCTCGCTCAGTAAACTGATTGTATGCTAAGTTTGAAAGATAAGAATATATTAAAGATGTATCAGGATATTCTATATTATCGATATTTTCTAAAGTGTTAGGGCACAACATAGAAGCAGCATTAGGTCCTAAAGCAATAGCAGGCACTCCGTTTATCAAAGCTTCTGTTGCTGCTATACTATTGTAAGTTACAAGGCAATGAGCGTCAGCTAACGCATCTTGTATTGTATTAGAATTTTGTCGTTCTGTCCGTGACTCAGGTTTCAGTCTCACTTCGATCGGCCTGTCTGTATATTTTTTTATTTCTTCTACAATATGTTGTGTCCAAGTTTTTGCATCAGGCATGTCAAAAATCATCATAACTTTATCACTGGGCGGACATATTAAAATTTTTGACCCAGGGTTATGCTTTTTAATTTTAGTGTTAGTGCGCACTAGTCTATCATCTGGTCTATCAATAAGCTCACTACTAAACTGTAAATTATTTTTAGTTAATCTATGATACATTTTTAGTTTAGGATTTCCAAAATATCCAGTGTCGATGTAATAGAAATCTCTGTTAGTGTTCCAGCAATGCTGAATTGCTTCTCTTGATTTTTTACCTACACCTCTAATAATCAGTGCGTTGTCTGATTCTTTTTCGTCTTCCCAACTGCTTATGTATCCGTTACTTCCAAAGGCTAGCGAAGATAACACACCGTCGTATTCTAACGTCTCGCCTTTATGCGTTAGGTTAATTTCGCTAGTGTTAATAGCAGCAACTTTACTTTTCTTTTTCATATCTTCATTTACTTTTTTTTTAAAAAATTTATTTTCTGGGTCAACTAAGCTGTGTGTAAACTCAGTCACTTGTGCTTTGATATCATCAGAATAGTTAATATCAGATATTGTTACATCACGATTCCTAAGGTCTCGTATAGAACTATTTCTTTGGTCAAGTTCGCTTTTATAAAAGTCAATAGCTACGCTATTCCATTCAGCTGCGTATTCACAATCCTTGTAGTTATCAAACCACGGCCCACCTTCTGTGTAGTGGAGTGCTTTCGGCGCTCCGTCGTCTGGCTCATTATACCAACCAACTAACCAATTCCATTCGTGACTTATTTGTCCAATACTGCTATCTGGCAACCAAGAAAATCTGTGGAAGTGTGCACCGTTGAGGTTTTCATTATTAACATTATTTAAAGTTAGTTCATTTATATTTTTCGGATGCTCGCAGTTGATCAGCATCATACTTGACCAATTTTTCTTTGGGTAGATAGTTTGTAACTGTCCGTCCATCTTTTGACCCGGCTTAGGAGTGTACTGATGCTGCGCACACATAATAGCATAGCTATCGTCAATCTGTTCTACAAGCTTTGCTACGTCATCTAGGAATAAAAAATCACAGTCAATAAACAATGCCCAACCTTCGTAGTCAGCAAGATAAGGTACTAGATATCTTGTAAAAGTAAATTCAGTACTTGCTAGTTTATCTGTAGGACGAGTGTATATACCTGTGTCTCTTAATTTGTGCTGCTTCAGAGGAATAATCTCTACTGGTATCGAAGCACGATCTTCGATACTCTTCTTAGCAACTTGGTAAGCAATATCTTCACGCCTGTCCCAGCCAATGAAAATTTTAAATGGGTTAACGTTTTCCATATTAGTTCCAACCAAAAATGTAATCTTTTCTTACATTTGTAATTTCTGTTGCCCCTAACGATCTTAGATAATCGCCGGCGCAGTAGTTAGTGTCTGCCTGCTGCTCGCATACAATAATAGGTTTATATTTTAGAATAGTTTCTGTTGCACCTTTGAGAACTTCAAGTTCGTGTCGCTCGCAGTCTATTTTAAATAATCCAAACTTAGGCAAATCTAAATCGTCTATGCGTTTGATTTGAATACTGCCGGAGCCAACAGCGCTAACAAAGCTTCCGCCTGTGTTTGAACTATCATACACCATTTCCACTACGGTGTTATCATTGCCTACTGCGTATTTGTGAATTTCAACTGGTAGTCCGGCAACATTTTTTTCTAAGCAAGAATACACTTGCTCTAACGGCTCATACGCAATTACTTTATTAAACTTCTGTGTTAGTGGCTTTGCCCATAGTCCTACATTGGCGCCTGCGTCTACCACAACATCAAAGTCAGTTACATACTTATATGCTTCGTCTCTTACGTCGTCTTGGTATTCTGGCGGACCTCCGTTATTAACACGTTTTGTAATTAGTCTTTCAAAATGGTTGTCGGTGTCGGGCATCCAATAATCAAATACTCTTTTCATTTTTACCTATCAATATTTTAATATACTATTTAACATCATATCCCAAGGCGTGGAAGTCATTCTGGTATATTTCATACAGTCTCTGACGATCGAACTGTAGTACATTATTCGATGACGGATTTATTAATGCCCCAGTAATTTATATTTAACTCGGGCCAGTGTATAATGTTTTGTTTAATTATTTCTTTATTATACACTATAGACTTGCGTCTTCCATGCCAGCAACTCTTAACTTTACAATGTTAGTTATTTGCCATTGCTTTTGATCAAGACCTTTTAGAATGCCTAACCAGTTATTACGAATAAGCGCAAATTCATTTACAAGCTTTTCATAGTCGACTACATCAGCTTCGCCGTCGACGTATTTTTCTACATCGCGACTACTTAACGCTCGTTGGTAGTTTTCTAAGTACTTCTTAAAAAATTTACTACGTAATTTACGTAGTTCTATATTTAAGTAATTAAGAATAGCTTCGAGCTCTTGTAACTGATTAAAACGATACTCAACAATACCAGGCATAGCAGCAGAAGCTTTTTCTATGTTACCATAGAGTTTCACTTCTGCTCTAGCTTTATCTAACTCGTCGTTATAGAATGCTACTGCATCTGGGATCTTAGTTAAGTCTCGAGATATCTCACTATACCATCCCATTATTCAACTGGTCCTGTAAAAACTTCTACAATTACCCAAATCATCTATTCCCAATCCTCGTTAACTTCGTTTTCGCTTTCTTCTTCATCTAAGTAGTATTCAATAGCCCCGTCTAGAAGGTCGTCGTGGCCTAAGCAGTCTTTAAGCGTTTCGTCAGAAACACCATAGTCTACGAGCAAATCGACGTAGCGTTCAGCTACGTCGGTTATGCTTTTTTTGTCAAGGTATTCTTTAAAAATACCCCAAGTATCTGTAACTTGATTCTCGTCCACAGATATTCCCCTTACTCTGTTTCAATAACTTCGGCTTCGATAGCCTCGTCGACTTGTAAATCTTCAACGGTATTTATACTGTCCTGTTCGTTCAAAAGAAACTCTGACATTACACGATCAAGAAATTCACCAGTCCAATTCTTACGATATTCTAAGATTTCATTACCATCACGGTCTACGTACAAGTAACGATTGCCTTGCTTCTTAACAAGACCTTTTGCTTCGAACATGTCAAACAAACCACTGTACGGGTCCATGCCAGACTCGTATGGAATCTTAACCTGGACTGCTTCGAATGGTTTAGCATAACGTGTCTTCATAACTTTACAAGCAGCTCGAATACCGTGTACTTGCGATGTCTTATTACCGTCGGCGTCTTCTTTCAGCTTCAGCTTCTTCATAGCAACGACCATCGAGGACGCATATACAAATCCGCTACCACCGGAGATTTTATCGTCTGGATCAAACATATCTTGCGATGCGTAAGTGTGGTTAGTTACTACCATACCTACGTTGTACGAGCCAAACATGTTAACACAGTTTGTTACAAGAGCTTTAAGTGCTTTTGCTTTACGGCCCATATCGCCTTTCATATCACCAGCTTCGAACTGATTAAGTTCAGTCGGTGACATAAGCATACCAAGCGAGTCAACTACAAAAAGTACCTTTGGTCGATCTTCTTCAGGCATTACTTTATAGTCTGCCATAAAGGTGGCAATAGTTTTAGCAACGTCGTCGATCATTGCCATGTTAAGTTTTAGAATCTTGTCATCGCCTGTATCAACACCAAGCGCTTGTAGCCAAGACTCGTCAAGTGCGTTCTCAGAGTCAATTAGTACTACAAAGATTCCGTTTTCTTGCGCAGACTTTACAATGTTGCCTGACACAATATAAGATTTACCAGCGCCGGATTCGCCAGCGAATACTGATACTTTACCTAGCGGAATGCCTTTGTAAAAGTCACCGCTAAGCAGATAGTTAAGGGCATAGTTACCAGTAGAGATCCAATCTTTAGGATCGTTAAAACCGGAACTCATACCTGAAATAGATTTTGTTAAACTTTTTCTAAATTTTGAGGGATCAAAAGCCTTCGTCGTCATGAGTTATTCCTAATGTAATGAAAAGTAGAGCCGAACGCCTCGGCTCTACTATAGTTTGTTAGCCTTGTTGGCGTTGACGGATCATTGCCAAGATGTCTGCTGAGTTAGCAGAAGCATCAGCTGCTGGAGCAGGCGCTGCTGCTGGAGCAGGGTCTACATCAAACGGTACATCACTTGCTGCTTCAGTAACCGGTGCTGCTGCCGGAGCAGGAGCAGGTGTCGGAGCAGGTGTCGGAGCAGGTGCTGCTGATTTTACTGGATCACCAGTTGCTACACCCGGAGCCTTAAAGTAAGCTCCCCACGCTTCCGCATCATATGCTTCGCCGTCTACAGAAGCTTCAAACATTTCAGTAAGAACCTTTACCGCAGTTTCGTCTGGCTTAGCTGGCAAGAAGTCATTAAGAGTAAACAAGCCGTGAGTGTTAACAGCTTGCATTTCCTCATCACTTAGTGGACGTTCACGACGTGCCCAGGAAGAAGTTGAGTAGTCTGCGTACTCGCCTTTCTTAGTCTTATTAAGACGGAAGTCAATACCTTGAGTGTAATCAGTCGGTAGTTCTTCCATATCAGGATCCATAAGAGCCTGCTTAATAATCTGGAAGATCTGCGGGCCGATGATAAATCGACGGATTGGATTTTCCGGAGCTTCGTCGTCAGTTAGTGGGTTGTCAGTTACAAATCCTTGGAAAATGTAAGACTTCTTTTTCCAGTACTTACGGCCCATGTCTTCGAGGCTTGCGTCTTTAAACCATCCACGTACCTCTGACAGGACTGGACAAGATTCGCCATACATTTCCATACATGGTACTTGTACAATCAAAGGCTTACTATCAGTTTGCCCTTTAATCCCCGCGAACGGAAGCTTAATCATCAAACGTTCTTTCCAGAAGAAAGTGTTATTAGGGTCACTGTCAGGAAGGAAACGGAACGTTGCGTTTTGTCCTTCTTGAATATTCCAGAATGGATAGATTGGGTTTGGACCACTCGGGCCTCTGCTGCCGCCGGAGTTGTTGTCTTGTTGTGCGAGCTTCGCACGGATTTCTGCTAGAGATGTCATAATAAGTGCCTTTCAATTGCCTTTTAATATGTTTTGTGTGTGCCTTTAGTGTGTAGCACAGTTTATATACTACACAATATTACTTAGTCTGTCAATAAAAAAATTATAGATTTTCGATATATTTTTCTAAGTCAATTGACTCAGGTAGTCTGTTTGCCGCTAGAGTTTTATAGTCACGTCGTGTGTTGTTGGTCTTGTTAATATTACGTACATCAAAGCCGAGCATTCTAGTTCTAGCAAACTGGCGTAGATCCTTTAGGAAATTATACCAGTCTTGTCTAACATGATCATCTTTGTCGCCTACTAGATTGTCGCTATACATTACTGTAATTTTTTCATCATCGATCGAACAGCTACATTGCCCTAAACTTTCACCGCCCCGTGAATATTCAAAATCATAAAAGCGTGCGTCGCCTGGAACGTTAGTTACTTGTCCGTCTTCGGTGCCTATAGTAATAGAAGGAAACTGTCCTCTAAGTTTGTTGAACAGTTGTTCTGCTACTGCGTTTAGGTTATCCATGGTATTGGTCCTTTAATTTATCTAAGTATTCAACAGCTCTTTTGTTATTGCGTAATGCTTGTATTTCTTGTCTAGAAAAATTACTGTTGCCTTTGTTATTACGTTTCATTTGCTCTGACATGTGTTTCAGAAACTTATCTTGGGAAGGATTGTCAACAAAGTTATTAGTGTATAATTGCCACACACGGCGCCATGCTAGTAGCTTTCTTATTCCGTTTTTAATTCCATTGTCAACTACTCCGCCATCGTCGTCAACGCCCATGGCAGCGATATCACGCCTGAATTGTGCTTTTCTATCTGAGAACGATCCTAGCTGATTACCTTCTTTATCTACTAGAGGTAGTCCCTCATTGTCCCTGTTTCCCTCCCAGAAACGGACTGCGCCTTTGCCTTTAAGCTCGGCACGTGCTTCTGGACTCGGAGCGTCTCTGCCGGCGCTGCCTGCTCTGTCTGGGTTTTTCACTTTGTTCAAAGTCTGTGAGTAGTATCGATAAGCATCGCTTGGTGATTTACGTCTGCTAGGGCCACCGGTGTCTGTTGCGTACTCTTCAATCTTTTGGTAGAATCCTACAAGGGTATCAAACCACCCTCGTAACTGTGTAAAGTACCCGGGTTCTTCTACTTCGACAGTTTCTAACAATTCTTGTAGTATTTCAAACTCTTCAACAAGTCCGGCAACTTCGTCTCTTCTATTATACAGTTCGTCGAACGCTTCGGGCGTAAGAACCAAATCGCCTTCGATGATATCAATAGCATCTATTCGTGTTTTTGTAACAATTTCATCACGAACGTCTTGTAACCTTTCAGCGAAGTTATATGCTTTTCTTCTAATTAATTTACCAACATTAGTTTCAACAGCATCGTACTTATTGTTAACAATCTGTTGTTGTCTGTCAGAGCGATCAGTAGTTTGTGATAGTTCAAACAGATCTTCTACGTCTTCGTTTAGATCAACAAGATCGTCGTAATCGAACTTAGTAATATCATCCCAACTAGACAATATTACCTCGTTAACTTCCCTGTGTAACACCATAAATTCATCGTTGTAGAATTTGTAACGTTTCTGCATCTTTTCAACTAAGTCATCAATTTGATTAATACGATTAGTTGTTGAGGAAACAAAATTATTCGGCATATTGTCTATTGTAGAAAACGCATCAACATCTGCTCTTAGTCTAGTAGTATCTACACCAAATATGTAGTCTGAATCAATGTCAGCGTCTTCGCTTTGTGATTCTGCTGTGAGTCTATCAAAAGTTGTATTGATTTTTTCAATAAACTGCTTTTGTCTTTCGATAATAACCTTGTATAGTCTCTCGTCAAGTTCTTCAAACTCTTCCTTGCCGGTAATAGCATTACTAATAATTTTTGCTTTTTCGCTGAATTCAGCGTCAAGTATTATTTGCATGTTAGCTAACTCGTCAATCTCGATTCCAGCTACGTCTGATTCAATATTGCTTACTAGTACGTTAAGTGGTTCGATTACTGCGTCAAACGCTGCCTCGTTGCTTGTGGTTTCGGCTTCGATCTCTTTGAATGTTTTCAGCTGGCCGGAGATAATTCTGCGACGCTCTTGTTCTCTCTTAGCAGTCTCTTGAGCGTCGGCTCTTATTTCATCACGGTTAGCTAGTTCTTCTTCGCCAGCAGCGTCTCTTGCTGCGCCTTGATCATCTAGTTCTTGGACTGCTTGCTCTAACTTAGCAGTGCGGTTTGCTGCTTGTTGATCTAGTTGATCTACGTCAAGATCAACTGGCTCATTAGCATCAATTACACTTTGCTCTTTTGAATGCTTTTGAATAGCATCCGGTACTACTTGTGTTAGTAGACTTAGAGAGTAAAGTATTCTATCAGAAAGATTAAAATCAGGTTTGCCGCCGGTAACTGCTATCGAGTTTAGATTTCTAGGATTAAATCCATAATATAAAGTTGAATTACCGCTTTGGCTGTTAAGGAAATCTTCTTGTGCCTTATACTTAACATAAGTTTGTTTAAGATTGTTTATATATTTTTCCCTGCTTGCGGGATCTAACAATTTACTCTCAGTGTTGTCAATCTCTCTGGTTAGACGCAAAATGTAACTAGCACGAGCTTCGCCTTGTTCAGCATCAAACATATTAACGATTTCTTTATGAACTGCTGTTGCTGCGTCAAGTTGATCTTGAGCACTATTGTCAGCATCGGGAGATGCTGCACCTACAAATCCACCAGTGCTGTCATTAGGTACTCGGTTTGTTGCCATCCATTGATCTATATCACTTCTTACATTGTCAATGTAACGTCGATCTGCTATAGCGCTTGCTCCTACGATTTTAGCTGCGTTACGTATTGCGTTACGTACAGCTTTTTCTTGTTCAGCAGCTAGTCTGTTTTCAGTAGCTATACGCTTTGCTTCGTCTCGTATAAAGTTTCTGTTAGCTGCTTCTTCTTCGCCAGCACGAAATCTGTCTGCAGTTTCTTGAGCAGCTTGACGTATTTCATCACGAATAGCTTTTTCTTGTTCAGCAGCTAAGTTTTTTTCTTTAGCTATGCGTGCTGCCGTAGCTCGTATAGCGTCACGTATAGCCGTCTCTTGGTCTGCTGCTGCTTTATTATCAGTAGCAGTTTTTTCTGCTGCGTTACGTATAGCGTCACGTACAGCTTTTTCTTGGTCTGCTGCTGCTTTATTATCAGTAGCAGTTTTTTCTGCTGCGTTACGTATTGCATCACGTATAGACGTCTCTTGGTCTGCTGCTGCTTTATTATCAGTAGCAGTTTTTTCTGCTGCGTTACGTATTGCATCACGTACAGCTTTTTCTTGTTCAGCAGCTAATTGTTTTTCCCTAGCAATACGTGCTGCTTCGTCTCGTATGAAATTTCTGTTAGCTAGTTCTTCTTCACCAGCTCTTTTTCTATCTGCTGCGTCTTGTGCGGCCTGACGTATTTCATCACGAATAGATAGTTCTTGACTAGCTGCTCTTGTTCTAGCTATTTCTTCACCGGCGTCTTTTGCACGCTGTCTTATTTCATCACGAATAGCTTTTTCTTGTTCAGCAGCTAAGTTTTTTTCTTTAGCAATGCGCTTTGCTTCGGCTCGTATAAAGTTTCTATTAGCTGCTTCTTCTTCGCCTGCTCTTTTTCTGTCCGCAGCTTCTTGAGCTGCTTGACGTATAGCGTTTCTAATATCTGTTTCTTGGCTTGCTGCGTCATCTCTAGCTACTTTATCTTTTGCTTTTTGGCGTATAGCATCACGTATAGCTGCTTCTTGTTTAGCAGCTTGAATCAATGCTCTTTGTTCCTGCGTTAGCTCAAAATCTTTTTGCTTACCTTTGAGGCTATTAATAATAGGAGCAACAGCATCGATAGTAGGAATTAAACTAACTAATTGCTGTTGCCAAGAAGGGTTGCCAGTAGTTGCCCATTTCTTCAATTCTGCATACGCAACAGTTCTAGAGCCGGTGTCTGTTCTAAATATATCCGACATTGATAAACTGTTCAATACACGTTTGTTAAACGTAGTAGTATACTCTGGTGCATCTCTATACGTTTTCTTTATATTTACTATTTTTTCTTCGGCTGCATCTGTTAAGCGTTTAAGGTCATCATCTATTTGGTTACCTAGTTCACTAACTTTTTGAAAGGCCGTTTCGACGTCTGCGGCAGTAAGTTCTTTGCCTGTTACTTGGCTAAGCGCATCAACAACACTAATATCTTTACCGTCAGCAATGTCAATAGCGTCTCCGAGCTGTTGCAGAGTAAAGCCTATGCCAACATCTTTTGTAGTGTCAACTGTGCCTAATTGTTTTCCTTGTAAACCTTGGCCTATATTATCTACTATAGTTTTTGCGTAACGATTGATTTCTTTAAAAGCAAAGTTTCCATCGCCGCCGTATACTTTTTGCACATAGTCAGCTACATTATCAACACCGGCACTACTCATGTTCGCTTTACTCGGGCTGCGATAATCGTCAATAAGTGCAGCTTGTGATACTGTAACCCAATCAGCTAGCACTGGTAAATTTTCTACACCCACTAACTTCCCAGCAGCCTTGGTTCCCAAAGTATTAATAGAAAACCAAATGCTTTTTAATTCACTAAAGCTAAATTTTTTCGATTTATTTTTAGCGATTTTGGTTAAGGATTTTAGATTAGTGCGCACGTTATACATATCAGTAGTCTGCTCGTTAATAAACTTAGCAGTTACGTTGTTGATGTGTTTTTCAAATTTATCAAAATATTTAGACATTAGATATCCTACAATGTATTGTAGTATTTATCAATAACTACGACTGACAAATATAGGGAGTGGCGTTTCGTAGTCGTCGTCTTCCTCGACCGTAGTAAACGTACTATAGATTCTTGGATCCCAATCTTTCAATACAGTCATCATTCGAATAATCAATAGTACACTACTAATTAAATCGTCAGTTTCGCCCGGCTTTGCTTTAAAGCTATTGCCGCTTGCTACATAGCCTTTTAGTTCACCGAGCAACACTTTACTGTGTATTCGCATCTTGCCGTTTTCGAGCATAGTCTTAAGTCGTGTACAAGCGCCAATCTTAGAACCGTGTGTAGTGTTAAATCCTTTACGGAACTTTCTAACGTGACCTTTACGTATTGGCTCACTTACAAAGTAACCAGGAATGTTTTCTTCGCCATAGTCTTGTATTACTAACAGTGCTGCTTCGCCGATGCCGTTGTTTTCTACACTCCAGTACAATGCTGAACCGGGGACGTCCTCGGAGATATATTTGCAAATATCTTTTAGTATTCGTATTTGCTGAGGTATCGGAGTTGTATTGTGACGCCATTCTGCTACTTGCTCGTACGAAGGTAACTCGTACACTTGGATAGCAGAGTAGTCGCCTCCTGTTCCCATACTCGGATCAAGTGCTACAGCATAGGTTGCTTTTGGATCAAGCTTTTTGAACCATCGCACTTGCCCCATGTTCATCATAGGTTCAGACGTTGATGTGTTTGCTAACCACATACTGTCGAGCAGCGTTTCGTCAAAGATTAGAAACTCACAGCCGTACTCTCGACGAAAGCGTTCCTCGCCAATACGACCAATCTCTTCTGCTTTCCAATCCTCGTCACGGTCTGGGTGTTCGTTCCAGTGTGCTATAAAACTATGAAAGCCGTTTGTTCCTACTTCGCTTTCGTTGCCGTACTCGTCAAACTTTTGTTCTGCTTGCTTCCATATCTGCGCAAACGTATCTTCATCTGAGTTAGGTGTTGATGTAATAATAGCACGACCGCCAGTTGCTAGCGTAGGTGATATGGAAGTCCAGAATTCATCCGCAATGTTTGGTTGTACGAATGCAAACTCATCACAGTATAGTAATGAAATACTCATACCACGACCAGTAGTACCTGTGGTTGTTTGACTTACAATTCTACTACCATTTTCAAATTCGATCGAACCTTTGTTATAGCTTGTAACGCCTGCTCTAATATGGTTAGGACATAGTTCATACACGTAGCGTATACGCTGCATGATTTCCTGTGCGCCTGTGTATTTGTGCGCAGCAATAAGAATAGTTTGATCCGGAACAAACATTGCGTACCACGCAAGATAGATAGCAGCACAAGTGGTCTTACCTGTTTGCCTCGGCATCATATTAATATTAAAGCGATAGTTGTGATAGCTATCCATCAGTCTTAGCTGATACTCAAAAGGATCAAATAATAGTTTGCCTTTTACCGGATGCTGAATGTGAGCAAATTGTTTAGCAAAGTACAAATAGCCCGTTTCAGGGTCCATACACTTCATTAACTGAGCTATTTGTTCTTGCGTGTAAGATTGTTTTTGGTGCGGCTTTTTTACAAGCGCACTATCATTTATGGTAGACATACTATAATTTATATAGTGCTGTCAGCTCCGCTTTGATTCTTGACTCTTGTTCTGTCATTTCGTCAGCTACTGGTGGATCACCGGGACTTGCTTTAGCTTTGTAAGACTTTTTACTCTTATGTAGGTCGTTGCCTTTGAGCATAACATCAGACATGTCGCCTATGCTAGTGTCATCTGCACCGTTATCCCAATCTTCTTCAACCTGGCATTCTTCTTCAAGATCGTGGTCACCGCCGCACATATCACATCCGGAAGCTTGGTGTGCGTCATCTTGGTCTTTGAACAAGCTTAGTAGCTTTGCCATATCTGTACTAGACATTTGTAATCTCCTATAACTTATTTATATGATCTTTAAGGTCAACTGTAGCTGCCTCGGTGTAAATTGTTTTACCAGGAAAAAATTTAGCTAAGTTTTGCTGCTTCCCGTAAATTTTACCAACTTTTCCTCTTCCGCCAGAGAAGTTTGAAATAACATAAGGACTTTTATTTCTATACTTTGATACATTCATATTTGTAGTTGTACCGCTGCGTTGTAGTACCCGTTCTACATCATACTCGGGCTGAGCAGGTGAAGTTGCCGGAGCTGTATCTTTAGGCTTACTATCAGACGCTCTACGTCCTGTTTCAGCACTGCCACTGCTACGTCCTCCTGAACCTGTAGTTGGAACGCCATTGTTGAAGCCGTCTGTGTCACCTGTTGGTCCTGATCCGCCACGTCCTCCTGAACCTGTAGTTGGAACGCCAGCATCGAATCCGTCTGTGTCACCTGTTGGTCCTGATCCGCCAGTTCCTGGTCCAAAGTCTTCAACGTCGCCATCAAAGTCTTGATCAGCGTCTACATCTACA